TGGTAGTTAGGCAGGGTGTTATTCCGCTCGATTGAGCGCGATACGCCTTTAGAATAATCGTAGAACTCAATCGCCGGGAACTCTTGCGCGAGTGCGTATCCTTCGCCAGTGTCTGTTGTGCCATCGAAGCGAAAAGCTGCTTGACGTCCTGCTTTTTCGGCCCTGATCTGATGCGCTGCTAGTTCTCTGCGTAACCGCGCCAAGAAATCTTCGCGCATCTGCAAGTAATACAGCGTTTTATATAGGCGTGACATCTCTACGCTGGTCATTCGGCCCCGCCCTGCAGTTAACAGGCAGGCTTTATTACACAGCGCATCGATTGCCCACTCGCAAAGCGTGGTGCCCTTAGGCGTCGCTTGACTGTCTGCAATCATATAAATAATGCCGGTATCAACGTCTAGCTTTTCGCCCTTGATTGTTTTTGCGTCATTCGCGACGCCCATAAGGTGAAAGCCCTTGCGTTGATGTGGCAGTTCCATCCAGTAGCTACGGCCTTTGGTTTCGAGTTGGTGCGCGTGATCGTCAAGGATCGCGAGTCGCGTTTTCATCGGCATTTGCGTCAGGTCAAAAATGATTGCGTCCACAGTATTCTGTAACATGGGGGTCTCTTTTCGTTTGTGCGTAGTGTGGTGCAACAGGGGCAGGATTGCCCCCGCTGCAGGAATGAAAGCGCGTGTTAGTAACCAAGCCAATCGACAAGCGATTGCGTATTGATTAGGCCGTGGGGGCGTCCCTTGGCATCGACGCGGGTTTTTACATCATACCCGCCGAGTAGAATTTCGTCGTATAATTCTTCGTTCAGGTTGTGTTGTTCAGCGATACGGAAGGCAGCGCCAAATGAGATCCACGGGTTTTCTTGTGCGTATTCTTGGCTATCCATGTCGGTTTTCCTTAGTGCGTTGTTAGGTGGTGCAACAGGGGCGTGATTGCCCCCGCTGCAGGAATGAAAGGGCGTACTAGTAACCAAGCCAGAGAAGAAGGGACGCGGTGTCTACCGTATGTCCCGCGCCGTCAATTCGGTGATCGATTTCGCGACCCAGCAAGATTTCATCAGCGAATTCGTCATCTAGGCCGTGCTTTGCGGCAATGCGTAGGGCGGTGGCGTAAGAAATTTCTGCGTAGTCTTGTGCGAATTCTTGGCTATCCATGTCGGTGTGTCCTTGGTTGGTGTGTGTGTGCTTGTTTGATGAACTAATCATTACACAGGGTTAGCCCTGCTACAAGGAAAAAATGAAAGAAAAACCAACTATTTTACATCCCATTGTTAACATTGGGTTTTTTTGGGGTGTCACCCTAGCAAAAAGGGCAGGACTAGGCAAAAAAAGCAGGAATGCCCCGCTACTGTTGCCCCTGCTGTTGATCCTGCTGTTGATCCTGCTGTTGCCCCTGCTGGACTCCAGATGATATCCTAAAAGTTGAACATAGAGTTAAACCTTGGGTTGTGCTTCATGTGTATATTATAATGACACACTGAGTTTTGCATGGGGTGCAAGGCAGGCTTTGCGCTGGCTGCAAAATGGATGACTCACGCGAAGACACAACCTGCAGCACAACCAAGAGACATCTCAAGGTGAAACCTCAGTATAATATGCACCTATTCGGAGGAATAACAAGCCAGTACTAGTTACAGATCAGGGTTAACCTGCTGATAACATTGAGTTTTCGCACTGCCCTTACCAATATATCGTTGGCCACTCGCCCCAATGGATACCTCAAGTAGAAATCTCAGGTTTGTTCTAGCGTGGGGGGCATGGGGGTACAGCGTATTATATACGTATATATACCTACTCAGATTTTTTCGACAAAAACATCCGAAGGTTCACCCTAAGTAAAACTCTAGGTGAATCCCATCGTGTGTCCTCAAGAGGGGGGTACTGCGTACCACTCCCCCACTAAGGTAGTCCCTGATAGATACACTTGTAGTGTTATCCTATCGTGTACCCTAAGACCTAACTTACAGTTATAACTATAAGTTTAACCCGGGGGTATTCTAATCACCGGAAATTAAACAAACCAAGGGATCACCAAGAGGTTCCCCACTGAGAAGAACTACGAGTTGAACCTCCAGATAACCCAGAGAAGTGGGCATATGCCTTGTCTAACTCTGTTTGTATCACACGATCACGTTCTTCCTGTAGACCTGCATCCTCATCCCTAGCTAGAGATTCAGTCCAGTAGGCTACTGCCATTGCCAGTGCATCTAATCTATCATCATGGCGTAGGCATCCTTTATCCCGAGTGAGGCGGGACATCTGGTAGATCAAAGATTTAGACCTACGGACCTCAGAGTCATACCGTTGGATGCTCTTATAGTCCTTCTCAATGATCGCTGGGTCTATCACCAGCCTATGTCGGTTCATAATAGGTTCTAGAGTGTCAGCCATCCTTTGTTCTTTCTGAGTGGAGTGGCGTACTTCCTCAAGTGAACATGGGTGTACCTTGGAGATGATAGGGGAGAAGATATGGGTGAACATACCATCACCAAAGTTACTCTCGATGATGACCTCATTGACCTTGTACTTCTGGGCTAGCATAGCCAGTGGCTTCAGTACCGAGTCAGTATCGTACCCACCTTGGAAGCCCCCACAGTCTAAGACATGGAGGTAGCCATTCAGGTTAGCCACAATAGCGTAGGCAGTCTCATCCTTACCCCGACCAGAGGGGTCAATAGACATGACGATCCCTTGGTAAGGCATGAAGACATCTGAGTTATCCGCTGGGTGGTAGAAGTAGTCCCCTTGCATTGCCATGTTGGGGATGTCCCCTGACACACGACGATCTGGGTGTGGTAACCAAGAGAAAGTCATTGGTGCCTCTTCAGCGGAACATGGAGTTACCACTAGGTCAGACACTTTGAGGGGGTATCGCTCTTCATCTGACAGTGCCGTATTCAACATGAACTGCAGTTGGTAGCCAGCGCGACCGTAGGACGCTTTACGTTCCATCAGATCACGCTCACCAAAGCGTTGCGGGTCAGTAGGTTCGCCTGCCTTCAGTCCCATCTGACCGATGATAGGTGCTAGCGTGTCACCATACTTAACAATGTTTTCATCTTCAGGCATCTCTGCAGGCCAGATACGTATGGTGTACCCACGGTCACTGAGTTTGTTGTACAGGGAGTCTTCTGTCTGAGGCGTGCCAAGGTAGATAATCCGAGAGGTGTCTAGTGGCTTGAGGATAGCGTCAAACTCTTTGACAGACTCTGAGAGTTTATCTCGCGCTGTCTGAGTGTCACTGTTGTTAGCGACCTCTACGTCATCGGCAATGATAATATCAGCACGGCTACCCGTGAGCTGACCTGTGATACCTACGGATTTAACCGAGGGTGAGTGGTCTGCCGTCGCAGGGCCAACGTCAAAGGAGATGTTGGATGACCGTTGGTCTTTGCCGGGTATTAAATGCTTGCAGAAGTCTACCTCATGGATGATCCGTTTGACGAACACTGAGAAAGCATCTGAGCGATCCTTCGAGGCTGATACGACCATGATCTTTTTATCTGGATCATTCAGTAGCAACCACACGACATATGCAGACGTTAGCCAAGACTTACCCACGCCCCGGAATGCAGAGACCATGGAGCGCTTGGGACCATGCTGCAGGAATTTCGATATATCGTATTGCACAGGGGTGGGGTCAGGAAGATTGAGATGCTTCCACAGCACGTACACAAACTTCCTGAAATCCCCTTTGACTTCCTCCAGCTTCTTCTGGGATGCCGAGAGTTCTTGATCCATTAGTGGTATGAGCCTTCACTGTCATCATGGGACTCATCTGCAGAGTCAAACTGGGGGAGTGCTTCCGCCAGCGAACCCATGTCAGGGTTTTGATCGATAGATGCTTCGATACGGTTGTCCTTGAGGAACTGACGGACCTGCCCAAGATCGGCTGCGGTTACGTCACCTTCTTGAAGTTTATGTTTTAGAAACTTTGCGAACATCCCGTGGAGGTCGCTGAGTTCTTTCTCGCTAGCTTTAGACATGGGAATGCCTCCATATGGCCTCAGGAGAGTCCCTGACAGCCGTTAATGTTTTTGATGTGTATTGGGTAGGGGAAGGGGGCTTACGACTCTATGTGAGGATTGCCCCCTAGAAGCCCTCAGGAAGCCCGCTGAGAGTCTTTAGGTCTATTTATGGGTGTTTGTAGGGTAACCCCCAGAGACTCTGTGTGAGCATCTGAGGGGCACCTCTGGGTTCTTTAAGTATTCTACGTTACAAACTTAAATAGTCCGCGAATATTATTGAAAATAAATCCCACAACACCAGCAATTAGAAACGTAGTGATGGCCCAATATGTTCCAGTCTTAGCTTGCCACTTTTCTAGGCCTCTAAGTCTGTCTTCATGGTCCTCTACTGGTGCTTGCCGCCGCTCTACTTCTTTGAGAATTTCACGGAGCATCGCGGCGTTTTCTAGAGAGAGTTTAGTTAATGCTTTTATTTCCTCCGAGTGACGCCTTACGTCTTCCTCGATGTAATCTTCGCGGGTCCACTCTTTTGACATGGATGTAATCCTAAATGGTCTGAGTTGGGTTGCGTAAGGGGGGTTTTATTTTTGAGGAGGAGAACCGACCGTCTAGCGTAGAGAGCTAGTTGCGGTGATCCGTCCCCAGATGGCTACAGCACCCGCGATTACCATAGCGCCGTCGAGCGCTAGAGCAGTAATATCGGATTCGAGTTCGCCTGTGTCAAAGCCAAGCTGCTTGAGGCCCATGCCTAGCATCATGACTCCTACCGAGATGACAGTTTTCGACTGCCACCAAGGTTTGTTGTCGTCCATTAACATATTGATTTCCTTAGATTTTAGTTTACAAGGTGTACGTCGTAGTACCAGCAGAGCCTGTCACAGAGGCTACAAGGCTACCGTCTTTGTAGATGTAGACGCCGCCACGCTTCCGAGCATGACCAGAACGGCCCAGACCGTCTTGGATGCGTACCATGATTTGTTATCAGTCATTGTCTTAGGTTCCTTGTTGTTAGTAAGTCGTTTCAGTCACCGAAGCGTCATAGGTGTTGGTGTTTGCCACGTTGGTCGTCGGGAACGTGCGGTCTGCGGCACTTACTTGGCCCCAAATGATACGCACAGCGCCGTTACCGCCAGCCGCAGACGAGCCGTTGCCGTCATCAGTACCGCCGCCGCCACCGCCGCCATACGCGCCGCCAACACCTGTGCCACTTCCATCACCATCGGAACCATCACTGCCACCAGAGCCGCCTTTGCCGCCAATAGCGGGGGTAGTGTTGTTTGTCTGCTCAACCCCCGAACCACTGGAGCCTTGTCCGTACATACCAACACCGCCA